CAGTCGGGCATCATGACCCGAAACGAAGCACGTTCGATGATGGGTTACACCCCGATCGAAGGTGGTGACGAGATTCTTATTGGTCCAAACATGCTCCCGGTGGAGCAGAATCAGGAAATGGCTGCTGATGAAGATCGAACGCCGAATGATGCCAGCGGAAGCGCTGACGAAGACGCGAGCGGGATCGACTCGGACGATTGAGGGCATCGCGGTCCCGTACCGCAGTCTTTCCGTCATCCTTCGCGACCGCCCGCGCGCATACCGCGAAAAGATCGAGCCTCGTGCGATGCAGATCGACGACTCGGTCTCGATGTTCATTCAGCACAATCCTGGCGGCGTACCGCTTGCAAGAACAGGCGCGGGGACTCTTCGATTCGAAGAGCGAGAGAATGGACTCGGATTTGAATGCGACCTCCCGGATTGCCGGCAGGACGTGGTCGAGGCGCTTGAGCGAGGCGACTTCGACGGATCCGTGTCAGTGGGTTTCATCGTTGCTGAGGATGGCGACACTTGGCAACACCGTCGATCAGGTCCGAGCGTCCGCACGGTGCGGGCGGCTCGCCTGGTCGAACTCAGTTTGGTGACTGCGGGGGCCTACGGGTCCGCAACGTCCCGTCTTACTTAGGAGTCCTCCAATGGACGACGCACGGAGTCTCCGCGAGCAGCGGGACGAACTCGCGGGCAAGATGAACGACATCCTGCTCCGCAACGACAGCATCGACGACGTTGAGTCGATTGAACTTCTCGAAAAGGGTGAGGCTCGCCTCGCCGAAATGGACACGCAGATTCGTGGTGCCGAGGCACGCGAAAAGATGTCCGCCATCGTCAAGAAGCCGTCTTTCGGTTTCACGCCTGGTGCGGGCACCGCTCCTCGCGAAGATCGCCGGTATCGGTTCGAGATGAACGGCACCGAGATCAAGATCACTGGTGGCAACCCTGACGTTCGAGCCAACCCGCTTGGTGGTGGCTCGGATGGTTCTGATGCCACGTTTACGTCTGTCGATGGCAATGGCGATCCGATCACGGGTGCAAGCATTCCGGTCGATCTTCTTGCGCAGATGATCCGGAAGTTGCCGAAGTTGGCTGTTCTGCGGCAGCAACTCACTGTTCGTACCTACAGCAACGATGTCGAACTCCAGCGCGTCAACGCGAGGATTTCCCTCGAAGGTGATGCGTTCACTGCCGAATCCGGCGCGTACAACGAGAAGATTGGTTCCTTCGAGCGTGTGCGTGTTCGTAACTTCAAGAGTTCCGCACGCAGCAACGTCACCGAGGAATTCCTTCGTGACGCTCGCGGCAACGCGGTCCAGGAAATGCTGCTTCAGCACGCTGAAGAACATGGGCTGTATTTCGACAACGCCTACGCGACCGGCATCGGAGACGATGATGGTCCGGAGCCGGTGTTCCTGACTCCGGAAGCGTGGGCAACGGCGCAGTCCGCTTATGCCAACGCCGCCGCAACGCCGACCGCAATCTTCACTGGCGCTGCCTCAACTGCTCAAAAGGCTGAACTTGACATCACTGTTCTTGATGGCAGCAACGATGCGGCAGCCGCAAAGATGGTGACCCAGGCCCTCACCACTCTTCGATACGAGAAGATCCCTGCCCAGTATTGGGGCGGTCTCAAGTGGATCATGGGTCAGGACACGTTTGCGGCAATTGCGAACCTTGTGGACGGTCAGAGTCGACCGCTCTACCAGCCGTTCCTTACTTCGACCGTCGCCGAAAGCAACTACATCGGAACGCTTCTTGGTCTTCCGGTTGCAGTCAGCAACAACCTTCCGGGCAAGTTGGACGGGAACGTGGCTGCAATGCTCATGCACACCGAAGATTACGGCATCTTCGATCGTGTTGGATTCTCACAACTCGTCGACCCCTACACCGACAGCGCAAACGGCGAGGTTCGATACCTCACCCGGATGCGTTCGGACGGTCGATGGCTTCGCCCTTACGCGGCGGGTCAGTTGGTCTGGTCGGAATCCTGATTGGTCATCTTTCTCCTTCTCCGCCTCCCCTGCCTTCGGGCAGGGGGGGTCGGGGAGGCTGGGGTCTAAATGGCGCACACGCTCTCCAATCTGGGAACGCACCAGTTCCAACTCTCCGAGTTCAAGGATCACATCCGCCTGGAGATCACGGATGACGACCCCGCTGCGCAGCGATCTTTGGATGCAGCAGTCTTCGCAGTTGAGAAGTGGACCGGGCGTCTCATGCGGTCGGGGACGGTCACCCAGGAGTCGGGCTACTACCGACCGCCGTTCCGTGCTGAGGTCGGGTCGCCGACGAACATCGGGACTATTACGGAAGTCGATGCTGCGGCGGAAACGACCACCGACGTGACTTCCAAGTTCTATCTGATGACGAGCGCAGGCTGGTGGTACGCAGCAGTGCGTCCCGACAAGTCCTGCGAATACCGCAAGTATTACCGCTGGGAATACTCGGTCAACACGCCCGACATCGAGCAGGATCTCAAGTTGTGCGTCTTCGGACTGGGCGCGAACTTCTACGAGAACCGCGAGCAGGTGCAACAGAACATCAACCTTTCCAAGTTGCCGATCGGCTACCGATCCCTGCTGGACAACTTCCGGGATGGTGCAATGTGAATAGTGGCGGCGCACGACATCGGATCACCGTGACGTGCAGCGCGCCTGACGCCGGCAGCGTTGGTCAGTCCGACTACATCGGCGGCACGGACACCACTATCACCCGGTGGGGCCAGGTCAGGAGCATCAAGGGGAAACTCGACGACCAGGGCATGCAGCAGATGGAAGGCCGCCGGTTTTTCCAGATCAAGATGCGGTATGACTCGGGTATCGACTACGGCTGCCGCCTGACCTACAAGGGTCGGGAACTGGCGATCGAGCGGATCGAGGACGTACGCGAAGTCGAGCATGAACTGGTGATTTACGCTTTCGAGGTGGACCTGTAATGCGATACAGCGTTGACGAAAAGCAGATCCAGCGTGACCTTCAGAACCTTATCGACAAGGGCGGTCTCAACAAGAAGTACGCGAGACTTGCGGCTCAGTCGGCTGCGGATGTTGTTGATACAGAAGCACGCAAGGGCTACAAAACGGCCCACTATCGAGTTGGCAGCAGTAAGACTCACCTTCTAGGAAACTTCCTCACTCCCGCAGGTAAGCCGGTTTATAGCCCTCGACCTCAATGGAGGAAGTGGGCTTCCAAGCGAGGAAGCATCAAGTTCGACCGCAAGAAGCAACAGAAAACACAATTCTGGTTCCGGTCGATGATCAAGCGAATCAACAACGGGCGAGGAAACCCTTCGACCCTTTCCCATTTGATCGAGGACGGCGCAAAGCATTTCCGAACAGGTCGACAAAACTTTGCCCACAAGATTCGCAGGGAAGCGTTTTCACGAAAGCGAAGAGAAGCAATTCGAGTGCTTGAAAAAGGCATTGAACTAGCGTTCCAGAACGCAACGACTGCGACCAAGATGGGCCTGGTCAACTTTCGAAAGACCGCGCAGAAATGAGTATTCCAGCGACAGCGCACGATTTTCTGGTTGATGCCGTTGACGCTCCGGTGTCCCCGTTTGTTCGGAATCACGCGGCAGGATTTCCAGCCGTCATCTACACGTTCGAGGGCGACGACTTCCTGAACCCGATCCCGGCGGTGACCAGCCCCAGGCTTGTGCGTTACAACGCAATGGTTCTGTCTCGTACGTTGGAAGAAGCCGAGTTGATCGGCCAGTCGATCGTCGTAGCAGCAAGAGCAGTCGAGTGTCCGATGCGTGTGACCTCGGTGGGCCGAGACTACGAACCCGCCTATGACGGAGAGCGTCAGGGCATCTACATTCACACGACCTCTTTGGAGTTCTTCGCATAATGGCATTTCTTCTCGGCAACAAACTACAGGGCGTTTTTGTTTCTGGTGCAGACTCCACCGTCACAACAACCTTTGCAATCACGGGGTTCAGTCACAGCGGTGGCGATCGACCAGAGATTGACATCACCACCGGGGCGTCAACCAGGCGACAGGTTCTTCCTGGGCTCGCAAGCCCTGAAGAGATGACGCTTTCAATCAAATATGACATCCAGGCTGCTGGAGACGATGCCGAAACTAATCCAGCAGTTGATGTTGGTGTGGATCTCCGTGCAGCGCTAGAAGAATGCGCCAGCGGAACCCTGCTTATTAAATTAAATCCAAGCACGGATTGCGACACTGCAAGAATTTATCTCAACAACGGAAGCGATGTGACTGCAAATGTTGACGCCGTGTCTTGGAACTTCTCGACCGAACTGGATGGGATCATGGAAGGCGAAGTCACCTTCCGGGTGCGTCACTGATGTTTGAACCTAAGAAGGAAAAGCACACTGTCCGAGGCGAGGAAATCACCATCCGTGAGTTGGAGGCGGATGTCCTTGCCAACCTGGACGAAGCAATGTCGGCAGCGGTCGCCGCTTCGCTTGTGCCGGAAAGAACGCAGGCCGAGGTCGCCCAGTGGCCCGCCCAGGTCGTCACTGAGATCTTCGGATTGGTGGCAACGCTGAACGGGTGGAACGTCGAGGGAAAAGATTAGAGCCGATCGACATGCTGATCCACCGGGTCGCATCCCAGATCGGCATGATGGCTCGGCAGGTTCGAACAGAGATGAGCAGCAGCGAGTTGTTGGACTGGGCTGAGTACTTTCGCCG